TGTCACAAGAACTCTTGCAGTCACAACAGGGTCTGTAAACTGGGATGCAACAGCTACATGGACAGGTGCAGTTGTGCCGCTTGCTCATGATATTGCTGACATATCGGCAGGTACTGCAAGCCTTACAATTAATACAAATAATCGAGCTTACTTAGGCAATATTACATTTGGTTCGTTTGCTGGTAGCATCACAGTGAATAATGTCTTTAACGGGCTAACAATTGCTACAGTTAACACCCTCAATAGCATTGACTTGTCAAACGTTACGGGATCTTACACAACAGCACGACTAACTTTTATTTCTAGAGGTGCCGTAACTTTTTCACCTCCTGCATCAAGTGCAGTATTTGGGCCTGGTCTTATTGTAGTTAACACAGGTTCGTTAACTATGGCAGGTGCTAATGACTTAGTTCTTGGGGCTAGAGACTTAGATATTAGTAGTGCATCATTTAACACAAACACAGGCTCTAGAATTTGCAATATTTCTGCCCAGTCATTAAATATTGGAGGGATAGCAGGCTCTTTTACTTCTGCTTATAACAGTGCAACTGCTTCAAACTTAAATTCAAGTACTATTTCAGCAACTAGTACTCTTACTTTAAGAAATTGCTCTGGTACAACAGCAACAATCACTTCTTCTGGTCAAATAAGAATTGAAGATAGTGTTAATTTTGCAAATGCAACAATTACGCCTACTACAGACTTAAATTTCTGGCTAGGCATAAGTGCATCAAATAACATTACGCTTGGTTCGTCAACGATTTCAGCAGCAAACGTATACTTTAATGCAGGATTTACATTTAATTCTGCATCAGCAACTATTAATGTCACACAAGGCGTATTTCAAACTTCATCTAGCTCTGCAACATGGGTTGAAGGTACGACACAAGTTAATTTTACAGGCACAATGCCAAATGCATCTCTCACGTTTGAGTTTAATGGCAATTTAACAGCGTCTACTGTGCATAGAGTTACGATCAATGATACAGCATCGACTTTAGGCGCAACTACAGAAATCTTCTTAGGTGGAACAAACACTAATCCTGCAATTAGATTTTTTGATGCATCTGCAATGCGCAGACCGCTACGACTAGGTAGTCAGCAATTGTATGGTGGTCTAAATGCTGTGTTTTCTAATAAAGCGTACACATATTTACGAACACCTTCGCAATATAGAATTGTCGGACCTGATCCTTTGTACATTCCTTATGCATTTTGCAACGGTGCAAATGTGGTATCAGGTTCAATTGTTGCATACGGTCCTGCAAACTTAGGCAGTAACGTTGGGAATATTACATTCCCGTCTAGACTTCGGTACTACGCATTTGTAGATACTGCAACATCTATGACAGTGCCTAATGACTACAATGGCATGGGGCTGCTGTTAGCAGTGGGCGGTGGTGCAACACCGTCATCTGTAGCTACTGTTGGTTCAGGTAAAGGCGGTGGAGGTGGTGGAGGCATTGCCTATACATTCTTGTTACCACCAAATAACTTAACTGCGCCTGTTGTGCCAGGTCAAACAATTTATATTAATGCAGGTGCATATGCTGTGGCACCTGTTGCAAATGCAGTAGGTGGAAATGGCAACACGTCATGGGCAAATGTCATTGCAAATGCAATACCTACATCAGCTTTAGAAGGTGTTAGAGCAAGTGGTGGTTCTACAACAACGACTAATTCAGGCGGATTAGGTGGTTCATCTGTAATAGGTCATGCAGGTTCTGTAGGCGGTACAGGCTCTTCAGTCTCAGCAGGTACTGTAGGCGGTGGAGGCGGTGGTTCTGCAAGATTTACTGCTCTTTCATGTCTTACTACTGGAGGTGGTGGATCAGGTACAGTCTCAGGTAGCTTAGTAACTGGACAAGGTGGTAGTGGTTCAGTAGCAGGCGGTGCTGCTGGTGTGCAAGGAAATCCGCCTACAGCAGGCGCTAATGGTTCTTCATCTACAGGCGCAGGTGGAGGCGGAGGTGGTAATACGACTTATGCCCCAGGAACAACAGCGACGACTAATGCAACAAGAGCAAATGGGACTACAACACTAGTCTTTAATGTGACAGGCCATGGCTTTACTGCAGGTGATCAAATCTCAATACCGACTTCTCCTGTTGCACAACGAACAGGTACATGGTCTAAGCCAATTAGTGGCGCTGTTACTGTTAACATCACAAATCATGGGCTTACTGCAGGTCAGCAGTTTTATTTTTCACGAACTTCAGGCAGTATTGTGCCATCAGGCACATATACTGTTGCAACGGCAACTACAAACTCATTTACGTTCGCATTTGCGCCTTCAAGCTCTTCATCTGGTGGCTGTTTTTTAGGTCAGGCAGGCTTACTTTCAGGTCTAAACTATGCAGTCACTGTAAATACACCTGATCAATTTCAAGTAACAAGCTCTGTTAATACAATTCTTTATGCAGGACAATTCTCTTATACGTATCGACCTATGTATATTCGACCTGAGTATCGTGGTGCAAATGGTGGTTCAGGCGCGCTAAATAGTTCAGAAAACTTTATTCGCTATTACAATAACGTCTATACACCTGGTTATTTCGGCATAGGCGGGGCTGGCGGTGGTGGCGGTGGTGTTCAATCTCCATCATTTAATCTAGGCAATTCAAGCGGCAACGGGGCTGACGGTGGGATTGGAGCAGGCGGTGGAGGTATAGGAATTGCGGGTAATCTAGTGCCTGGGACAATTTCATCAGTTGCAACATCTGGTAGAGGTGGGCCAGGTCTTGTGATGTTTATTTATGCATTACGTGCAAATAACCAATCTGCTATTCAAGGGCAATAATGGAACCGCAATTTATCATTAATGTCGGATTTACAGCTGCAGGATTTTTTGGCGGCTGGATTCTTAACAACATTACTCGTGCTGTTACTCGGTTAGAAGACAAAGTTGCTGATCTTCCGATCATATATGTACAAAAAGAAGACTATCGTCGTGATATTGACGACATTAAGAGTATGTTGCGAATGATTGCAGATAAGTTAGACAATAAAGCTGATAAATGATTGTCGAAATCACTACTGCAATTGCTGTTATTAAAGGTGCAAAGCAAGCATTTGACGTTGCAAAAGAAGCTTTTGATGAAATAAAAAAATGTGCACAAGCAGGAAAAGCTGCACATGAATCGCTAGGTGCTTTAACAAGTTTCTTTTCTGCTGCCGGCAAAGCTGAAGAAGGCATAGCGAAAGCAAAAGAATTACAGGAACACCCACCGGAAAATGTTCCTGAAGACACAAGAAGTGATTATGAGATTGTAATTGATATGATGATTGCAGAACGTCAATTACGTCAATTTTATGTTGAGCTAAGAGAAATGTTTGTCTATCAGTTCCAAGAGCCAGGTCTATATGACGAGTTCATGGGAAGATTGCAAAAGCTAAGAGATGACAGGCGTAAAGCAGAAGTTGAAAAACGTTTGCACCAAAAAGCAATAGAGATGCAAGCGCGTAGAAAAAAGCAAAAAGAGCGAGAGCTTCTTTTTAGTGTGCTTGCCGGATTTGTAATTGTTGCGATTTTTTCTTTGTTTATTTGGGCAATGATTTGGATGTTTAATCAGAAGGAGGTGTTGTGATGGTTCCAATCGTCGGTGCACTGCTTGGAACGCTTGCTGAAAGCGGGTTAAACCTGCTATCAAGCGCCATCCAAGCCAAAGGCAAAGAGGTGGTCGAGAATGTTCTCGGCGTCAAGATTTCAGACAACCCTTCTCCAGAAGAAGTTGAAAAGCTGCGTCAGCTGCAATATGACCATGAAGAAAAGCTATTAGAGCTAGGCATTGAAAAAGCAAAGATTGAGCTAGAAGAACTAAAAGCATTGCTTGCTGCTCAAGCAAATCAAGAAGACAACGTGTCAGACCGATGGAAAGCTGACATGGCGTCAGATTCTTGGTTATCTAAGAATATTCGACCTATGACATTAGTTTACATTTTGACATCATACTTACTATTTGCCGGTCTTAGTGCAGCAGGCATAAATGTTCAAGAATCATATGTGTCATTGCTTGGTCAGTGGGGTATGTTAGTAATGACTGCATACTTTGGCGGTCGAACAGTTGAAAAAGTAATGGAACTTCGCAATAACGGGAGGGACAAATGAGCCTTGTTAGTGACCAAGCCGCATTCTTGCTAGACGTATGTCGGTTGATTCAGTTTGCCACAAATGAAGGGTTTGTTGTGACAGGTGGTGAACTAGCCAGAACTCCTGAACAACAAGCATTGCATGTAAAAGCAGGGCGTAGCAAAACGATGAATAGCATTCATCTTAAAAGATGCGCAATAGATCTTAATTTTTTCAAGAACGGAAAAATTATCTGGGATAAAGCAGCACTTGCGCCTATAGGCACATATTGGGAAAGATTACATGCTAAGAATCGATGGGGTGGTAACTTTAAGTCTTTAGTTGACTGCCCTCATTTTGAGAGGAACGTGTAATGCCACAAGCAATGACATTTGATTCGCTGAAAACTGATATTCAGCGCTACCTTGAGCGTGGTTCATCATCTGCAACTGACCCGCTTGTATATGAGCAAATACCTAAGCTAATTAACTTGGCAGAACGACGTATTGCTCGTGACATTAAAATTCAAGGCTTTCAAACTGTCGTGACTTCCGCAATGCAAACAAACGTGTGCGTGATGCCTAAGCCTGATCGATGGAGAGAAACAATTTCTATTAATATCGGTACTGGTGATACAAATGATGTTAGAAAGACATTGTACACACGTAGCTATGAATACTGTCGTGCATACTGGCCTGACCAAACACAAGTAGGCGAGCCTACATTTTATGCAGACTATGACTATCGTCATTGGTTGTTTGCTTCAACGCCTGACCAAGACTACCCTGTTGAAATTGTCTATTACGAGCTTCCGCCTTTGCTAGATGATGAGTTTCAACAGAACTGGCTCACAAATTTTGCACCTAATGCGTTGTTATATGGCTCACTATTAGAGGCTACGCCATTCTTGAAGAATGATGAGCGTATTCCAATTTGGCAGCAGTTTTACCAAATGGCAATCGAGTCGTTAAACACTGAAGACATTAAGAAAATTACAGATAGATCGACTACTCGTCAAGAGGCATAATTATGACAGTCTTTACTCAAATTTTCGGCGGTACAAACATATCGCCTTCTGATGTTTCATATGCATCTGTAACGCTATCACAAGCAATTACTGTCTTTTCATGGCCTGTTGAAACATCTTCTAATCAGAACTTGATTGCTAACATCATGGATGTTACGTCGAGTAATGCGACGTATAAGTTACAGATGCCATCAGCGCTACAAGCATCTACAGGCGCTGTTATTTTATTTAATAACCCAGGGTTAAATGCATTTGTTGTTACTGACAGCCAAGGCACAACTATTCTTAGTGCAGCACCTGGCACAACATGGCAGCTATATCTTACTGACAATACAACTGCCGCAGGCACTTGGCGTTCATTTCAATTTGGTGCATCAATTTCGGCACAAAATGCAGCAGCATTAGCAGGTACAGGCATTATTGCACTAGGCTCATTGCTGTCTCAGTCAATGCCTGTAACACAATACACAGCTAACCACACGATTACTGTGCCTGACAGAGCATTGACATTTTTGTGGCAAGGTGGCGTAGGCGTATTTACACTGCCTGTTGCATCAACTGCAGGCGATAACTGGTTTGT